ACATTGGGGTACGGCGATGAACGCAGTATCCGGCTGATCGCAACTTGCATCTCGTCCACGTCACTGGACGCCTCAATCCATTCACCATGCAGTCGGCCATTGTTGTAGCTTGCAAGGCACGCAATATAGATACGCATCAGATCACTCCCTTTGGCTTGAACGCGGTGGCAAGGCTGTAGCTGCGGGCAAGGTCTGCTTTGATAGCGTCGATTGTGGCGGCGCTCAGGCCGTCTTTAATCATCACTGGCAGCACTGCCTCCTTGCCGCCAATGAAGTGCAGTTCCAGCAGAACCCCACTACCAAGCAGGTGGTCGATACTGACCTTATCAATAGCGGACTCTGCAAAGTAGTAGGTATGCACTTGTGATGCCACTGCTTCCTTGATACGGTGCCGCAGTTGTTTCTTCGTCGGTTTTGGCGGCTTCATCAGATCACTCCCATCAGTATAAACGCTGACTGCACTGTGTTCGTATCACAGCACTCGCAGTAGCCAGCGTCTTGGTCAGGTTCCATGCCGATGATGTAGTCACACCCGGCGTTCATGCAGATACTCGGCACAACACTGTCGTGCATGGCCTCATCAGCCAGATCATCAATGCTGTCAAAGCCCTCACTCTCCATGAGTTCATCCAGCTTGCTCTTTTCAAGCTTACGGCTGTATTGCTTGCGGGCATAGGTCATTGTTCGTCATCCCAGCGTTGCGGCTCATCACCGTTCGCCATGCAAAGAGTTGATACAAGTTGATCTTCAAGGCACTGGCCAGCGCCCCGCTCCCACAGTTGCAGGAAGCCCCAGCCGCCGAAGTCACCATGTCTGGTGTAGCGGTCAGCCCACATCACACAGGCATTGCTGCTATCGTCACTGTGCAGCACAGTGCCACCATCACAGCCGGTGATAAAGAAATTATCCTGGGTCATGCTGCACCTGCTTCCACGATCAGCACAGGGTGCTTAGGACCACGGCGCATTGCACAAGCCTCAGCATGGGTGGTTTCAGGCACACAGGGTGCATTGCACACGTTCAGCGGGTCAGCCTCAGCCGGTGCCGTCGGTACATCAACCCAGATCGTGCGCCGTGCCTTCTGTGCTGCCCCAGAAAGGGCCTCAGAGGCTTTCAGGCTGGAACGGGCAATCGAAAGGAACATCGCCATCAGCAGGCCAGCCATAACCGCTACAAGCGCCCCGGTCATTGTGCTACCCAGCACGACAACAGCCCCCACGGTGAACGTCACGTCTGTGATGGTGGCGTGCTTGATGATACGCTTCCAGCCGAACACCCGAGAGGCAGTCAGCAGTGCAGCGGCACAGGTTGCCCCGGCCATGACAAGCACGGTTGCAGTTGTGGCAAACATGGTATTTCCTTTGATGAAGGGCTGTGCTGTCGTTCTCAGGCTCATGCACAGCCGGTTGGTCTGGTAGTCTCAAAAACAGCGGTAAGCCTGTTGCACTGGCACTGGGCCATGATGCTATGGGTGAAGAATACCGCTGTTTGTGAGACTAGGGCACACGGCCCTAACCCCGTAGTTCATAGGTGCAACAATAGCAGGCGGCAAGCATATGCGGCCATGGGATGTCCTCCTTGTAATACAGGTGTTGCTCAGTACGCAGTCAATCAGAGTAGACCGACTGCGGTAGTCCGGGGTGTGGGTGTGCTCAGTGCGGGCAGTTAGCCTCAAGCTGTGCGTTGTTGAAAGCCGCCATCGCCGCTTGCAGGCTGGTCAGCAGTTCAGTCGGGATGTTGTCATCCTCGGTTGCCACGTCACGGCGCTTGATCGCCGCTTTCAGCATACGCTCCATGTCAGCGGCAAGGTCAATCGGCTTGTACGCCGGTTCCGGCTTGAGGTCATACCAGCGTTCTGCCGATAGTGCATCAAGGTCCAGTTCCTTGGCCTTTGCAGTGCCCATGACAAAGGTGTTCTTCGCCGGGGTGTCCTCAGTCACAAAGGTCAGCTTGAGGTGCTTGGACACCCATTCACGAATGGCATTGCCCCGGATGCCCTTCGGCAGTTCATGCAGCAGGCTGTTCACACGGTCAGCATGGCCTGCGGTGTCGCGGTTGTCGCCGCTCTTTTCCCAGCGGACAGCCACGGCCACAAGGTAGCGGTGAATATCGCCTTGGATGGTGTCAGCCCGGCGGTGGATACTGTCGCGCAGCTTTGCGAACTCAGCATCGGTGACACAGGCGGTCTTGGTCGTCTTGATTGCTTTGGTCATGGTGTTCTCAGGCTCCAATGAAGTCATGCAGTATTGCATGGGAGGACGGTACTGCTACCGCCAGCCGATACAATTCAGGCAAACACTGCACGGCGCTCAATGCACTTCATAGCAGACCGGCATTGTTCATCAGTACCAAAGGCAATCACGGCACGAAACAATACAGCATGTTCTTTTATACACTCGCCATCGGCGGCACGGTCAACCAACACACAGTTTACATAGGCTTGCATAGCGTCTTTAGTCATGGTGTTCTCAGGCTCCAATCAGTTGTTAAACACTAGACACGGTTCATCCATGTGTAGTGCAATACAACTGTATTGCCGTGGCACTGTCACACTTAGTAGGGTGGCGTTGTATCTGTATCCAGTTGTGAAGCCACTAGGGCAATCATACTAGATCAGGTACAGCCCGTCTAACTTCATGTGACACAACACGCTGCCCGGCCCCCGGTCTACAAGCGTGTCGGCTCCTTTCGCTTCGGGCTTACACCCTCACTACTCTAGCCACTTATGTGCCCTATTGCTAGGGGTTCACAGTATAACCCGGTTTACTAGCCGGTGGCCTTATTAGACCAGTTCGCACTGTGACTTGCGCTTGTATGGGGGGGAGTGTGACTGCCCCGGCCCGTAATCGCTTGAAACACATCCCGACACTTAGTGCAAGTGGAACCTAGTGTGTTCCTGTTGAACCCCGTTTGGTTCCGCTTGCTTCCGTGTCGCCCCGTCTTCCGTGCAACCCTTAGACAGTATCAGAACCCGGCTTGCAACAACTAAATCAAGGCTTTTACAACTATCTTATAACCTGTTGAAATGCAAGGATAAATCAGAGTGAATTACAGTGAAGTCTAGGTATAACTAGGTATCAACTAGGGTATTAAGCCCGGTCTAGGACAGGCTGTAACTAGGCATGGCAAGCTATAGGCCAGTGCTAGGCCAGCATGATCTAAGTATGATCTAGGGGGAGCTAACGCCCTGCGCCGCTTCGCTGGCCGGGCTGATTAGGCCATGCAAGGTTTGAAGCATGGGAAGGTGCAACAGATACAAGAACCTGTTTTGTCTTAGGACGGGGGGATAAGTAAAACCGGGCAGGGTTCGCCCAGGGCAATGGCCTAAATAGGTCCGGTTTGATACCTATTCCCCGGATCATGCCCGGATTATGCCCGGATCATGCCGATTGAAAGGGAATAGATAGGGCCACGACGATACAGATTCCGCCTTGACTGCCCCGTGCAGCCATAATCCGGCTTAGACCCCGTTTCCTGCCCCGTGCAGTGCCCTTGTCCCTAATCCGGCTAGGACCATGGCCTAATCCGGCTCATGCCTGCTTAGAACGCATATTTAGGGCATAGGCTAACCGATATTAGGCTAACCTGTGACACCGGATCATATAAACAAGGGCAATGCCTAGTGTTATGCAAGGCCAGTATGGACTAACAAGGTAAAACTGGGGTGTAACGTGTAATAGATCAGGCGCGTGCGAATAATGATAAGGCGCGCGCGCATAGCATGGCGGGGGGGGTGGTGTCAACTGCTATAATGCGAGGGCGGCATGGGGGCGATCTGGGGCTGGAAGTATATAGATACCCGCTCGTAAAAATGTGTCGTAATTTTCTTGATACCTTTAGCTACCTGCTGTCTGCATACCCGATGACCAAGCGTAACCCGAGTGTTACAACGTGTTGTTGTCCTTGATACCGCATGAGACACACGTTAAACGTGCATTTTTCTGCTCAGTCATTTTCTGCTTGCATACCCGATTAAGAAAAGCTATCACCTCTGTGTGACTGCCCCCTATCGGTGTCTTAAACACTGGTAGGCTCGACCAGACTGCACCGGGTGCTCTCAGGCTCCCCGGTGCAGTCTTTTACACTTTACTGGCAAAGTGCTTCCCAGCGTTGAACGCTAAGATCAAGTGCCATAAGTGTTTCATCTGACATAAGCATAACCTCAGACTCAGTGAACGTGGGTTGCGGAATACCGCATCCTACATCAACGTATTCTACCGGCCTCGCGCAGCCGCTGAATAGCAGCATCACGATCAGTGCTAGGCTTAACCGCATCAACTCTTTCCTTTGCTTTGTTGTGTGCCTTGAGGTCTTGCAGTTCCTCGGTGACGGCTGATGTGTGCTTGCCGGTGAAGTAGGTCATCAGAAGCACTGCAACTGCTGTTACAACACCGAGGATAACTCCTTTGAACTTGTTCAGCATCAGGATCATTTCGTCACCTTTGCCACAAGCGCAGCTTTTGCACCGATAGCAGCCGTCAGGCCAGCAACAGTGAACGGCACAAGGAACTTCCCCATGTCGATGATGTCAGGCCGGGCAGTGTACAGACCCCACAGGATGATACCTGCGTTGAACGCTGCAATAGCTGCCCCGGTTTCTCGGCCATAGGTCTTAGCAGACACAGGTGCAGTCGTCGTTGCCATAGTTACCCTCCAATGCGGTGTAGAAGTGCTGTGCAAGGTCAGCGCACAGTTTGCCGTTCTTGCGTACATCACCGTTGATGATACCGCGTGCCTTGATCCAGTCAGCGTAGGTGTTCTGTTGGTCCACACTCCCCAGATCATGTCCCCGGCGGAACATACCATCTTCCATCCCTACGAACAGGATCAGAAGTGCATGGTCCCACTCAAGTGCAAGGTCCGGCTGTGAAGCCAGCGGGGCACCTGTGATGTCCTCGAACTGCAAGTAGTTCTCCTTGTGCGTGATCTGCACAAGGCCCCGGCCATAGAAGCTGTTGCCAGCGGTGTCAGGCAGGGCGTAGTTCCACCGGATGATGCCTTTGTCGAAGATAGCCTTCACGGCCCGCCGCGACTGTGCATCAGTGTACTTCTTGCCGTACCGGCGTGCGCCTTCTCGGATCGGCTGCATCCACTCTGCGGTCTCGTGAAAGACAGTTGCAAGGATGTAGGCGAGGTCTTCAATGGAAGTGCCCCGGTCCTTGGCGAAGTCAGTGATCTTGGTCAGACCATCAACCTGGCCCTGCGTAAGCCGCCCCCGGAAGGGAGCAGCACGCACGGCGTCAAAGAACGCCCTGTTCACGAGGTCTTCTTCGCGGCGATTTCAGCCTGCGTGGAGATAACCAGGGCCTCAAGCCGCTGGACTTCCATGGCCTGATCCCGAGCAGCGCGGATTACCGCCTCCTGCTTGATGACAGCCTCCTGCGCAGCCTGCACTTCTTTCGCGGTGCGCTGGGAGGCGATCTTGGCAGTGGCGTGCTGGGCCAGCACACGCACCGTGGCGAGGAACACCTCAAGTTTCTCAGCAGAGCCGTTGATACGGCCCACAGCGCGAACGCCCTCCTTGCGGACAAGCGTGGTGAACCCGGTGTCATCCAGCGGGAACACAATCTTCGTCGGGTTGGAGGTCTTGCCTGATACCGGGCGGGCATCAGTGACAGTGGTTGGCTTGTTTGCCATCGGTCTATCCTATCGTGCCTATCTGCGGTGCATCCGCGAGAGGGCGTTGGGTTGGTTGGGAATACGGTGCATGGCGCTGTGGCCGGGGAGTGCCCTGCCGTTGCCAAGAGGATTGCTCATAAGTGTCCGGTAGGCTGCTGCTTGTGCTACAACCTTGGCCTTAGCGTCATCCTGCTTGAGGTGCTCTGCCCAGAACCGAACTGATCCGGCTAGTGCATCTAGTCTGTCGTCGTGCGTGAGTGCCCCGCGTTCCCGAGTGATGCGGGATAGCTGATGGAAGACGGAATAGCTGGTCTTCTTCTCAATGGGGTACTTCTGGCACTGCTCATGGTCGGAGAGCAAAAGCCCTTCATCCACAATGAGCCTGTTTGAACCGATGACCGGCTCAAGCACATCAATGATACGCAACTCCTTCTGCCCGGTTTCCCAGACATCTTCGATTGCGCACGGGTGCTTCTTCAACAGTCGTGGGGTCCACACACTGCTAAGGGCACCGTTACCGAAGTTGCGTTCAATGTCGATCTGTGAAGGCTTCCACCGAACTGCTATCGTGGTAAGCTGGTCCAGTGCATCGGCATCTAGACCACCGGGCACGCCGCCTGTCGCCACCCAGAACACACGACCGGCACAAAAGCGCGTCACAGCGTAAGCTGTTTCATCGCCGTTCTGCCCGCCACCTGCGGGGTCAACGTACATATGCGTACCTTGGAACTGTCCGAACTCCTGCCCGAAGCCCGCTGCCCGGAAATACTGATCCATGATGGGCCAGTCCATCGGCGTGCTGACAAGGTGCTCTGGCCCTGCTTGGAAGTTGATTTCCAGCGGTGCCGACTTCTCTGCAATGTGCATAAACACCAGCTTGGACGCTTTGAGCGGGAACCGCTGTGCGTCTGATAGCCGGGTGTCCAGCATGTGCTGCAACTGGAAGTACGCCGCGCCCTGGTCCAATTCCTTGGTGGACAAGATCGCTTCATTCAGCAACGCCGGGTCTGTAGGTTGCCCCCGGTCGCACATAGGCCCGCCACCAGTGGCAAGGCTTGGGTTCGCCTTGAGGGCTGCTGCCAGCTTGGGCGCAAGGCTGTCACCGTAGTTCGTGGCCTCCTTGGGCGTCGGATACCGGCCCGGCCAGATGCGGATTTTGAAACCCCGGCTTATGAGGCCGTTGTAAATGCTGTCTACGCTCTGGGGTGTGCCCAGATAGATCACGTCACCTGTGGAACAGATGGATGTGAAGTCGCGTGTGAGGTGCCGCAGGCGCTCACGCTGTGTGTCCGTGGCGCTGTTCTTGCTGCTTTCCACGTCATCTGCAATGAGCACGTCTGCGCGCTTGCCCTGCATGTTTGAGGTGATCCCGACGCACGCGATAGAAGGAGACTTCTCAGGCCCCTTCAACTCGTTGTGTACATCGAACGCCTTGACGGCTGCCCGGTCGCCTGCGCTGCGGTCTGGCCGCAGGCACTCCAACTCAGGCATACCCATGATGATCTGAATGACCCAGTTGCTAATCTCTGTAGCCATGTCGCTGCCCGAAGACACAATCAGGATACGGGTAGTGGGGTCTTGGATAATCCGCCAAACTCCGTAGCACGCTGTAATGGTTGTCTTTGCTTGGCCCCGCTGCGCTTGGATCATGCGGTACGTTGGGCCGAACTCTAGGTATAGTGCGATGTCAAGCTGCAACTCAGTGCAGTCAAAGCCTAGTAGGCCGGTGATGACATCATAGAGGAAAGGCCCGAAGGTTGGATACTCTGCACGAAGCAGGTCCAAGTCCTTCCAGCGTTCCCCTTCTGCAAACACCCGAAGGTCATCAGCCACTTGCAGACAGAGTTGTAAGTGAGACTACGTTACCGCGCAGCTTCCGACGTTCTTCAAGTCGGCGCTGTGTGTTACTCATTTCTTCGATGTGTTCGTTGTCGAACTCAACAGAGTTGTCCTTGAGGAACTTCGTGATCGCAGACAGCATAACCGGATTAGGCATTGCGCCGTCATCAAGTAGCTGTGCAAGCACTTCGTCTTCAATATCGGACTTATCCACTGCCTCCACTGCATCAAGTCGTGCCTCGTAGGTTGCGAGAACTTTCATAAACACTGCGGCGACCTTTGCATGAAGTGCGCCGAGTTGTGATTCCTTAGCTGCACCCTTAGCCATGCGCGGTCTCCTATTATGTTTTCATGTTCAAGTACGCAATGACCAGACCGGCCAGTGTGAATACCAGTGGAATAAGAGACATCACGCCTGCTGTTTTCCAGTGGCGGCGCTCAACTCGGTCAAGTCGCTCTGCCTGCAAGTTGATCCGCAAGTGCAGTTCATCCTGTACAATCTTGTTGTCCAACTTCTGCGTAGCAAACGACGACAGCAAGTGCGTAACCTTTGCGTCAATTTGCCCAAGCAGGTAGACACTGCTTTGGTTTAAGTTTGGTTCACTCATTTGCTTTCCTTAGGTGGCGGCACCATTACAGTGCCGCCGTATAGTTTAGACCCAGAGTATCTGAATACGCTGATCTGCCTTGCGGTTCATAACCACAACGCGCGGGCCAGTGGATGTGTAGAACAGGGACAGCCCCACCTCCCCGTCTGCCACGACCGTGGAGCCGTTGAGGAAACCGTTGGTGAACAAGTTGCCGGAAACGCGCCGGATAACGCCTTCTTCTCCGAGTGTAGTCCATACTTCCTGAGTGGGTGTGCAGCGAAACCGCAGCATGGCCTCCTCACCAGAAGTAAGGAACCTCACCTGCATGTTCCCCATCTCGCCGGGGAGTTCCACGTACAGGACTTGATTTTTGATTGCTGTACCCACGAAGCGGTTGAAATTCGTGGGTGCTACAGCGCCCGTGCCTTGTCGAAACATTGCGGGCTGCGGCACTGTCGGGTACATGCTCTCAGCGGGGTTGAGGACATAAGGGACGGTGGCGCTTCGACCGATGCTAATGTGCGCGTCTGCTGAGGCGTTGTCTACGATGTACGACATGCCGCTCTCTTTGTACGGAGACTGTCCACCAGTTACCCTAATCATGCCGGAAACCGCAGAACCAACCCGCACGCCTGCGCGACCTGTGGGCGTAGGAAGTGGGGCCAGTTCGGTAGGCGCGGAAACGCGGGTACGCGACCCTGCCCCGCGTGTGGACACGTCGAGGTTCATGTGACCGCCTTGCAGCACAATGTTAGTACCGTGGCTTTCCTGCTCGTTGATTTCGCCTCGGATGTCGCCTAAGAAGTACGCACCGATGCTGCCCGCACAGTCCCATCCGTAGTAGTTGAATGATGTGCCTGACATGGTAGAGGTGATGCTGCGTTCAGTCGACGCCCCCGCGATCATCTTCCCAAGGGAACTATCACCGCCACTAAGGTTAAAACCTCTACGGCAGAAGTACGTTTGCCAGTTGTCGCCCGACAGACCGTTGCACGACGTGGGGCCAGTGAAGTAGGAGTTGCCTTCGGAGTACTCCCAGCTTGTTGCCGCGATGCCGGTGTCTGTGGATCGGATAACAACAATGTCGCTGTTCGCGTCCTGACGGATGCCCCGCATGGCAAGCCCGCCCGCGTTCTTTCCAAGGCAGTCAATAGTG